ACGACGTTGCACGCATGATGAACCACCGTCCTCGTAAGACACTAGGATGGAGAACTCCCGCCGAAGCCATGGCCGAAGAACTTGCGGCCATTAAATCAACCGTCGCACTTCAATCTTGAATCCAAGGAATTGCGGACGATCGGCTCCCCGACGCCGGAGCAGGTCTCGTACATTTGCAGCGATCGCCAGGTATAGGCACCAGGAGGAGCAAACGACGGAATGATCAGCGGCACGGAAAAGGTCACCGGCAGGCGACGCAGCTCGATCGGAATCCAATTCGGATCAAAGGCGATATCGAACATGCGGCCGTCGGTGGCGCGCAGCTCCACTCGCACGATCTTAGGCCGGCCGCAGGTTTCACCGTAAAGCGTCCGAGAGCCGCCCAGGATGTACTCGCAGTACTCGACATTGCAGGCAGCGGCTTGCCGAGCAACAGACTCGTCCCAATCCACCACCTTCGGGGCCGGCATATTTTGGAGAATAAAGGCGACGTCGGCCGCGATCGGATCAAACTTGGCGTCGATCTTCTCGGTCAGCCGGTCCTCAAGCCCCTGCATGCCGAGCAGCCACCAGAAGCCAGGACCAAAGAACTGAGCCCAGCTCGAAACAGCCAGCGTCACGATCAACGACACCGCGCCCAAGAGTTTACCAAACTGGACCGTCATATCCGCGCCTCGGCGCACGCTATCATTCATCGACATACCGGCCTCCAGACCGCTTGAAAAAACCAAATCAGCCAACCGAAGGCGGAGAGTTTGCGCGCTCGGCCGAAAAGGACGTTACGAAACCGCCAGACGACAGCGAATGGCGAACCTCGGCAGCGATCCACCGACCGGCAGATGCAAGAGAAAAAACCGGCAGAATGATACACTCCGGAGAGATGAACGCATTGCCAGGCATTCCGACATCGAGAGTTTCGAAAGCCCGCCCTGCCCGCGCCAGCTCGCCTTCGGCCGCAGCTTGCGCCGACGCTTGATCGATGAACGTGCCGCGCAGCCGGCGCACCGGATCGCCAGACCCGGCCGTTACCTCAATTTCATCAGCCGCGGTTAAATCGCGATAGGTGGCCACGACCGAAGCCGCTCGCTCGCCCAGCGATCGACGAACCGACCAGCGCGAGACGCTCGATCGAACCAGGGGAAAGATGGGCATGCTCTGACCGCTTGCCGTCAGACCGTCACCACGGCGACCGACGAACAGACGGCCGGCTGCCGGCTTGACCAGGACATCGAGGCCCAGCGCCACCCGGGTCAGCAAGGCAATATCGGACTCGTCGATTTGATCGAGGTGGCCCAGAACCAGGCCGGCGACCGAAGACGCGACGGCCGGCGTCAAACCCGCCTCGGCCGCGATGGCTTCGACCAGCGCGCCAAGCGTCTGTCCCGCATCCCAGCTCCGGCTTTTCTGCACATGAAGCGGCCCCATGCCAGATGCCGTCGCGCCTTGAGGCTTTGCTAGGCCGCGCACCCGAATGGTGCTGGGCGGTGAACTTTCCTCGCACTCGTCCGCGATGAACACACCGAAGTCGCGGAACTTGCCCAGCGTCCCAAGCGAGACAGATATCTCTGCGCCAGGCTGCGGCAGAGAGATCGAACCGAACAGACCAGCGCCGGCGAATTCCAGATCCACAGTATCGGACTGTAGGCCAGCCACATCAGTGACAGAGATCGAAGACAGTTGCGAGAACAGGAAGCCAGTCAGCGGCACCCCGTTGATCGTGACAAAAGCCAAAGGAGAGAAGTCGCCTAGTCCCACAGCGACACCGTGCCAGTTACCGCTGGCGCGACGATCACCGGCAGCAGGACGATATCGCCAGCGGACAGTGAGCCGGCTTTCAGCGCCAGGCCAGGGTTTGCCTCCAAGACGATCTCGAGCTCGCGCGCATCGCGGCTGCCATAGTGAGCAGTCACGACGGCATCGAGCACATCGCCATCAGAGCAGACGTAAGATTGAACCGAGACCGGCATCATACCTCGCAATTCGCATGGTGAAGGATTGAACGCGCGCGGCACCGCCCACGTCGAAGGTTTCGTGCTCCTCGGATACGCTCTCGACGACCCATAGGCCCATTACCGCGCCCAGCCCTGAAACGAGGGGCAAGGGGATGCCGAGAGAGACCAAGCCGCGCATCGACCCCGTCTGGGAATAGCCCCCACGCCACTGCGGCAGAATGGTGCCGTTAAACTCGATCGACTGCGGAGCCAAACCGACGAATTGCAGCTGGTCCGTGGTCCCGATCCGAGACTGCCGCGCCCAGCGCGCCTCGGCAGAGCGCGACAGCCGCTGATAGGCGGCCGTATCAAGGCCAAACTGAAATCGCCCGAGCTGCATCATTACATCGGCCATCGTTACCTCCCCGCAAACCCGGTGCTAGGCACCCGATCGAACAGAGCCGACGACGACGCCTGGCGCTCGCGGCGCTTGAGCTCGCTAATCAGCTCTTCGACCGACAAGCCGGTGGCGTTGATCTGGTGCGTGATATGCTGCACGACTTGAGACCCACCCGAGGCCTGCGCAGGCCGGCTGGCCCGATCGGACATATCGGACATTTGCCGCAACTGGCGATTGGTGGCGACAAAGCCAGAGCGCGTCTCAAACTTGAGCTCTGGCCCGAGCTCGCCGGTCAGATGCCAGCCAGGACGATACTCGCCGCCGTCGGCGTTGGTTTGGAGCGGGATACCGTAAGGCGAGCGCCCCGATGGAGGCCGGCCAGGAATGCCGAGGTTAGAGATTGCATCGGACGTCGAGCCCTGCGTCGCTCCAACCGGAGCCGGCGCGTCCATGACAGAACCCTCATCGTTGCCGAACCGCAAGACGGAAGCCGCTGCGGCTCCCTTGTCGCCAACCCATTTGAGGCCATCAACGACAGGGCTGATAAACTCCCAGGCAGCGGTGAACTTTTCAGACAGCCAATCTAGAACAGCCCCAACAGTGGTTTTGACCGTTTGCCAGGCGGACTGCACACCCTCGGTGGCCGCGAGTTTTTCGACCACCGGACCGATCGTGCCATCCCAAGCCCAGCGAAACGCATTAGCGATGCCGTCGAGATAGGTAGTGAAGAAATCAGAGACACCAGACCACACCGCTTTGATGCCAGAAGCAGCACGGCCCATGTCCAGAGTGAACACGCCCACCACGAAATCGACCACGCCACCAAAGGTCCGGCGCACCCCATCCCATAGACTGCTGAACCAAGGCCCGACCTTGTCCCAATTTTTGTAGATGAGATAGGCACCACCAGCGATCGCAGCGACAGCCAGGCCGATCGGATTAGAGAGAAGCGCTCTCCCGACCATCCGGAGAGCACCGGCAACGATTGGGGCCCCACCTGCCAACCGCGCCAGAGCCCATCCAAGCTGACCAACTGCCCCCGCAAACCTACCAACGGCAATGATCGAGCGACCGAGCGCCAATCCGGCGATCACCATTCCGAAGTTATCCCAGCCGCCAACCAAATCGGCCACCGAAGCCGCAGCTGTACCGGTCACAGTCATCATGCGGCCGACGCCGCCAGCCAATTCGATCACCACGGGTATCGCGGCTTCAACTCGTTCGGCAAAGGTCGTAGCCCAGAGCTCTACCTGTTCACGGTTTTCGATCACGTAGGTAGTGAACCGCTCCATCGCGTCGGACACGACAGGCATCAGCGCGGCACCGATCGTATTCTTCAGCCCCTTTACGACCATCTGCGTATCGAGCAGGCGATCTTGGAAAACCTCGGCATCCCGCGCAGCTTCATCGGACAGGATATTTCCGGTCCGCTGCGCCTGGCGGCCGTACTCCTCGAGACCAGCGCTGCCCTCCCGCGTCATATTGAGCAGCGCCACACCCGACCGACCAAACACATCGCTCGAGAGTGCCGTCCGTTCAGCCACGGTACCGATGTTAGCCATTGCATCAGCGATCGCATAAAACGCCGCATCCGGCTCCATCTTGATCAGGTCCGAGGCAGACAGGCCCAGCGCCTTAAGAGCATCGACTGCCGTGCCGGTGCCGCCTGCCGCTTCGCCCAGGCGTTTCTGCATGCCCTCCAGCGCCTTGTCGAAGGTGCCGACATCGACGCCGGTACGCTCGGCCGCATAGCGCAGCTCCTGCAAAGCGCCGATGCCAATGCCAAGGCGATCGGCCGTCTTTGCGACGTTGTCGCCCAGCGCAGCGGTGGACGCGGCGATACCGAAGATCGCGCCGGCTGCGGCCGTGGCTCCAACGGCGATGTTGCGCGCATCGCGGCGGACCGAAGTCGCCATAGATTTAAAGGTGGAGCCGACACGGCGCGACGCAGCGGCCGCGCGATTGTAGCGCTCCTGCTTACGTTCCAGATCGACCAGCGTCCGCGCCAGGTCTTCATACTCGCGATCGAGGTGCGCGACGGACTCGCCCTGCTTTTCGAGAACCCGGCGCTGCTTGCCCAGCTCCTGCTGGCGCTTGGTCACGGTCTTAATTTCAGACCCGACAGACGCGAGGCCGTTCTTAATAAACGACACGCTCGATTTGATCGAGCCATCGAGCGCGGCACCGATCGTGATTGTGGATTTTAGCTTTTGATCGCGGCTCATGCTTTGGGCAGCCCTTCCAAGAACCAGATGAAGCGAGACACCGACAGCCGCATCAGCTCCTCAAGCCCCCAGCCGGTGAAGTGGGCGAGATCGAGAAGACCCCGCCGCACATCAGTGGGCGCTAGGCCAAAAAAGAGGCGTAGGCTTCCTGCAGCCGGCCGTACTGTTTCAGCGACAGACCAGCGATCGCCTCCGGAGGCAGATCGCAGAGGTTTGCAAAGATCGCGACCTCGGCCTTCATCGCAGACTTGCCCTCGACGGACAGCTGGTCCTGGACACGCGGCTCGCGCATCACCAGCTCGAGGACGGAGCCGCCGTCGATCTTCGCAGGGATATCCGAGAAGTCGATCGAGACAGAGCCATCGGCAGCTTTGAGATAGGACGGCAGAACCGGTGCATCAGTATCCACGATCAAATCCCCAGGTTCTTGCGGTGCTCGGCCAGCTGGTCGACGCCATCCACAAACCGGACCATGTTGATGACATCGATCTCGTGGACAACGCGGCCGTTGACGATCTCGCGGTAGAAGGTCAGCGAGCCAGTGATCGTCAGAGCCGGCTCGTTGCCAGGGCCCCAAGTGCCGCGCGCCAGGCTCAAGATTTTGCCCGTCATGTTGTGCACGACCGGCTTAACCGTGCCGTCGAGGCTTTCCATCGAGCCGCGCGCCGTCAGCTGCGTCTGCGCGCCGGTTTTCAAACCCCAGAGCGCCAGCACATCGGCATCGTAGCTGGTCAGCACACCCGAGAAAGTGAGCTTTTCCATTCCGGTCTCGACATCGACGGGCGCGTCCATGCCGCCCCCGCGAAAGTCGAAATTGGTGGTGGCCAGAGTTGGTGTACTCCACTCCTTCAGCTTGCCAGCGTAGCCCCGGCCGTCGATGACCAAATTCAGGTATTTAATGATATCTTCGGCAGCCATTACGCGAACACCTCCTCAACGTAGTCATTGACCAGGATCGACCGGAACGTGATGTGCTCGGCCGGATAGACTGGCGAAAAGTCGAAATTAAAGTAGACCTTGCCGTCGGCCACAGCCGTCGGCGTGTTCAAGTCCGGATCGGCCCAGCAAACACCGCCCAGAATAGCGCCTTGAGCCTTGAGGTCACGCAGGAAACCATTCACGGAATCGGTCACGTCGTCCACGTAGGTCCGCGTGATGCCGCGATCGATTGCCCAGAGGTGAGCGCGCTGCAGCGAGGCATTCAGCACATCGGCCGTGCGACGCACCGAAAGGAAAGCGAACTTCGCGTCGGCCGAGAGCGTCCGATTGCCCCAGAGGCGGAAACCGTTCTGGCGGATCGTGGTGGCGACCTTGGCCTCGTTCAAAAGGTTTGCGCGCGACGCGCGATCGCCCAGGACAAAGTCGATCGGACGCGACAAGCCGATGATGCCAGCGATTTCACGATTGGAAGGCGACGCCCAGAAGCCGACGTCGTTGTCCGACTTAGCGATCATGCCAGCGACGCGGGACGAAGGAGGCACGGCGACAATATCGCCACCCGCGAAAACAAGGTGCCAGGGATCGACCAGATAGACGCGATCGGAACCGGCATCACCGGCCGCCACGATCGCGGCCGCGTCGGTGGTGTTTGGCCCATCCTGGATGATGACCGCGCGCATACGATCGGCCAAGCCGACCAGCTCGGCCACTACAGGGTTTGCCAAGTCGGTCGGACGCTGGTGGGTAAAGCCAGGCGCGATCAGGATCCGCGGTGCAAATCCAACAACGCTCTCCGCGCCGGCCAGGGCATGCACACCCTCGAAGGTGCCGTCGGTGGCATTCACACCGCCAATCACATTTGCCAGGGTTTCAGCCTCGTCCAACCCGACCTCAACCCGAACGACGATCACGACAGCGCCGATCTGATCGAAGATGCCGTCTAGGGCAGCCGGCAAAGTGCCGAGGCCAGTGCCGACCGTGTCCAGCTTAGCCGCCTCGGTGCGAGAGCCCGCGACCAGGACCGGCGTGTTCAAGGGGAAAACGAGCGGATCGGCATCAGGCGCGGTGCCGACGATGCCGATAACGGACGTATTGACGACGCTAATGGGACGAGTGCCGGATTCGACTTCCAGGACCTCGACACCGTGCAGGAAACTTGCGGACATGATCACCTCTCCGATGTGGTTGGAGGCAGGATCACGCAGCGAGCGCCGCTATTCCTCTGGCGCGTTCCCCGCGCGCAGCCGGCGCGGTCAGCGCCAGCGCCAAAGGCTGACCGCGAGCCACATCGCCAATCGCATAGGACGGCCGACCAAATCGGCAGCCAACGCATCATGGAAAACCGCAGCCGCTGTGACGCGGTCCCACCCCTGGCCCAGCAAGTAATCGTGCAGCGCCGCTGCTTTCAGGAACCGGCGATCGGTTGGCGAGATCAGCCACCGCAGACCGGATGGAACCGACACATCAAAGATCGAGCCGGCCGGCACCACGACGACGAGGCCGGAGCCGCGCCGGCCAACATCCCAGATCACCGCCCGCGTCACGCGGAAGGCATCGATTGCCGGAACTGGCTCATACCAGTTACTGATGGCGGTATAGGAACTCACGATCAGCCGGCGACGACCAGGCCGAGCTCGGTGGCCTTGGCACTCGCGGTCGCGAGCGCTTCATCGAGAGCCAACGCCACTCCTTCGGCGTCGGTCGCCGCATCGATCGCTGCCACGGTGTTGCGCCGGATGCCGGCAACCGCGCCGACGACGGTCTCGTAGAGAACCGCGCGCGCGCTGATCGTCTCGGCAACTTCAGTGAGCGTCAAACCAACCATATCGGCCTCGACCTGAAGGATGGGAGCCACAGTGCCAATGGCGAGAAACGCCCGCGCCTCTGCGGACTTAGCCGGCCACGACGCGATCTCGTCGCGCGGGATACCGGCCCGCAGCTGTTCCGTCAGACGATCGATCCAGGCGACCATTTGACGCTTTGCATCCGCTTTGACCTCCTCGAGTGACGGGATCGGACCGGCAACCAGCATGGGCCGGCCACTGGCATCGGCCGCGATCACCATACCGGCTGACTGCCCTGCGATCAGCTCTCGATACTGATCTGCGGTGATTTCAACCACGTCGGCAGGCATTGCCTCGCCGTGAATTGCCGGATCAAAGAAACCCGCCTCAATTGCAGAATAAAACATGTGTTGCCCTCCCAAAAATTACCAACCGATCGCCATCCACTGAAAGCTGGCGGGACCCGCCCCATCACTCGGTCGAAGAATAGTGAATTGCGTCCTGCTAATACCCACACACGTAGCGATCATGTTGACTGCGCTCTGGTTCGACTCTGTGGCCCTAGACGCAAAGCCCCTCAGAAAACCGTTCGGATAGGCGATGGGAAGCAACCCGGTAATCTGACCTGCGACACCCACGCCGACCGATCCAACGAGACCCCACTGAAGAATAAGGCCGGATTTAAAGACCTGGTAGCCATCCCCCAAAAAGGCTTTTGGATTGTTTGCATTGGTCCAGGCATCAAGCGCCAGTTGATCGACTTGCGCCTTTAGCCAAAGCGAACGCTTCGCCAGCTGCTGCGCTTGCACGTTGGCAAACCCTTGGTCGGCCGCGAGATCGGGAGCGCCACCGGTCAGCGGTTCGCCGGCCGGCCGCTGGTGGATTTGAGGAACCCACTCCTCACTTTCTGCCATCGGAATTAGATCAGCCATCAAGTCACCTCGAATTCAAAAGTTGTATCCAGAGACCACCCCTCGTCGAGTGAGTAGCCTTCATCGAGAGCGATATTCACCCGCGCCTCGATCCGCTGCAGCCGGCACCGCGCCGGCGCGACTTTTTGCAAGACGGAAACCAGGAACTCAGCCTCGCGCTGGCGCAGCGGCTCGCTCACGTAAACCGCATAGGCAGCCCAATGCGTCAGATCATGCAGGCGGTGGCCCTCGTCGAGCGCCATGCCCGCGTCCAGCTTTGGCGATCGACCGGCCTCGATGATGTCCGCATCGCCGTAACCAAATGCAGCCAGTGCCTCTCGTACCGAGCCCACCGTCCCCTTGCGCCGGTGGATGGACACCGAGCTCGCGATCGCGGCGCGCTTGACGTCGGAGGCCCAGGACGTGTCCCAAGAATCCACCGAGAACGCCCAGGCGAGAAACGGCAGATGATCCGCCGCCGCACTTTCGGCCCGAGCGTTTGCCACGATGGGGAGACTGATATCGACAGCCCCAGCGACGGCCCCCTCAAGAGCAAGCTCCACCTCAGTAGAATTAGGCGGCAGGAGGGACGACAGATCAGTCACCTAGTCCACCCGACACGATGCTGATCGCGTTGCAGAATGCGGCGTCATCATCCGCGATCACCACGTCCGCATCTGGTGAGACCAGCGCGACGTTTTGCACACCGCTCCGGTAGAGCGCCGCAATGATGCCGGCGCGCGGGATATCCCGACCAACCAGGCGCTGCGCCGCTACAAACTCATCAACACTTGCCCTTGCCGCAGTCATCACGACAGCAGGGTCAGGACCGTCGAAAAAAGTCAGCGTCGCGTCGATCGAGAACGGCACGATGGTGGCCGAAACGACATCAACGGTATCGCACAGCGGCCGAACCGTATCCGCATCCAGCGCCGACTGCACCGTGGCGATAAGCGCCGCATCCGCAGCGCCGTCGCCATCAACATCAAGGATCACCACGCGCACGACACCAGGCGCAGGATTGAGAACAGCCACATCAGCAATCGCGCCAGACGCGGACAACGCAAAAAACCGATAGCCGCCAAAGGTGCCAGCCGTCGAATACCCCTCAAGCGACAGCTGGATGCGGCCGCGAAAGCGAACGTCGCTCTCGAGCACTTCCAGCACCGGCGGAAATTGGTCGGGAAAGCCAGGGAAAACGACAGCTCGCTCAACACCGAACAAAGCACCGATGTGATCGAGGTCTGCGCCTGCCGCAAAAGCCAGCATCGTAGAGCGCGCCGCCTCGTTAATCCGCTGGCGCAGCAGCAGCTCGCGGAACGCCACGACCTCAAGCAGCTTGGTCATTGGCTCACTTTCGAGAGACAACGCCTCCGCCAATTCAGGGTCTCGCGCGACAGCGTCGGCTTTCAGCGCGGCAAGGATCACCTCGACGCTGAGAACCTCAACGGCGTCCGGAGCCGGCAACTTCGAGAGATCGATTGCAGAAAAGCCACTCACGATACAACGATCCCTTCAATTTCCAGAACTTGCTCGGATGCGACTAGGCTGGCGATCATTGAGACCTCGAGCCGGCCGGCCCCGAATTGCGACACGGAAACGGACACAAGAGAGATACGCGGCTCCCAGGCCGCGATCGCTTCGGCCGTTGCGCCAATCAACTCGAGGCGTAGGCTTGAGGAATATGGCCGATCGACCAGCTCAAGAAGGCGCGATCCGTAATCGCGGCGCAGAACGCGAGAGCCAATCGGAGTCGACAAAATGTCACGGATGGATTGCCGCAAGTGCGGCATGCCACCGATCCCCATTCCTGTCTGGCTATCTATTCCACGCATGACTGCAAACTGACCGCGAGGCCGCCCGCAATCCTCTGGCGCGTTCCCCTAGCTGGGCGCAGCCGTCGAAGACGATCCGGCTGCGACACCGCCGTGCACATGATCGACCAGGCTGACGCCAGAGGCGATCACATCGCCATTCACCACGATATCCCCGGTCACGTTCAAGGTGGTCAGCGACACCGTGGCGACACCGCCATCGACAGCGATATCGACGCCAGGCATCGAGAGGCGGATCGAGCTGCCGCGATCGTCAGGCGCTGCCCCATCATAGGGTCCAGGATAAACGATACCGCGCGCCGTATCCCCACCAGGCGAAAAGACGACAACCTGCGAGCCGACGACGGGCGGCACCCAAATCCGCACATCCTTGGAGCCCATCTGGGCGATCGCCAGCCAACCGGACACAACGCCAGGACCAAGCGATACCCGCGCCTTTGCCGTGGCCGGATCGAACTCGACCACGGTACCGATGATGACCATGCGCTCGACGATCCGCATGACTTCAGAAAGCGCCAGATTGCTCACGACGAGACCTCCACATACTCCGCCTCATTGCCGAGGCCGATCCGCGGTGCATTCGACACCAGCACCGCTGTCGGCTGGAATTCATCCGGCAGCGCGAACCCCGCTCCCAGGCGAGCCGCATGGCTCCACTCGACCAGCCAGACGTCAAAGCGATTGGCCTCCGGCGCGAATTCATCAGGCTCCACCGCAAAGACTTTTGCGCCGCCCCATTCAGAACCAAATCGGTTGTTGTGCACGATGGCTGCGACCGCGCCCGCCAGCTTCAGCGTTTGCATCCGGACAGCCGTCGTCCGATGCCCCAAGACGATCCGCGCCTGGACACGGACCATGCAAGGGAACTGGCCCGTCAGCGGCTCCCGATCGGGATCCGGCTCAATCTCCGAGATTTGGCAGATCAGTGCCGGCACAGGGAGCTCGGCCGCCTCGACGCCCTCGGCCTCACACACGTTCACATCCGGAAACGCCTCCGACAGCTTCGACACGATGCCAGCCAGCGCGGCCGCTAAATCCAAGTCGCTCATTTGCTATACTTTCCACCGACGCCAAGAATAGTCCGCGCCCGAATTTCAGATTCAAAGTTACGAAAAAACAGACCCTCGATATCCACAAACACCTCGTCCTCGAGATAGATCATCATGCGGTCGGCCACCGGCATCATGGCCTCGACGATCGGATACCGACCCGGCCCTTTGCGGACGTAGACCCCCCGCTTTTTGCCACCCGGCTTTGCGAAGAACGCCCCCAGCACGGTGGTGCCGTTGAACTCGACCCCGCCAGGCACCGCGCGCGGCCGGCCCTTGAAAGCAGAGATCGGCAGGTCGTTTGCACCGAACCACATCTGGACCGACTGCCCCCCACCCTTGCGCATGCGGAACTCTTTGATGCGACGCCGCAGCGCCGTGGCGTTTCGCAGACCGAGCTCGGACTGCAAGCCCGTCGAAGACAGGCGCCTAACATTGCCGGCCGTTCGGCGCAGCGCGCGACCATAGGCTTGATCAATCTCGCGGTAGGAGGAATCGAACTGAGTGGAGAGCCGCTCGAGCTCGCCGGCATCGATGTCGAAATTAAGCACGGAAAGCGACGTTAGGCTTTGCTAGGATCACGCGCGCCAGGCCGGTACCGTCGCGCTCCGGCTCGCCCATCACATCCCAGACTTTGCCATCAACGACAGCGACGTCGCCATCGTCCACACCGGCAACATCATCGGCCGAACAGACCAGATGCGGCGACGAAAGATCATGCTCGAGGTCGCCCAGGCCGGCTGGCGCATTGCCATCATCAAAGATGGCCGAGCCCTGCCACAAAACGACCTCGCCGCGCCGGATGGTAACCGGCACGGCGAAATCGTCCTGCCCTAAGAAGGCGTCGAGGTTTTCCCAATCAGGGGCAGGCATAAGCGTTACTTCGCCGCGCCGGCTGATTTGCCTTTGGCGTCTGGCTTGGCAGGCGCAGCGCCAGAGCCAGCACCAGGCGTCGCATCAGAGCCCTGCCCTGCGCCGGAATCGATGTCGGCCGGATCGACGATCCCGGTGCCTTCCAAATCCTGATCGCCAAACAGCTCGGCTTTGCCGCGGTGCAAAAGGTTCTTTGCCAAGGTTTCAGACACCACGCAGTCAGGCTTTTTTGCGTTGGGTTTACCAGGAAGGATGATCTTGCCGCCGATCGCGATAGCCGAGGTGAGCCGAAGCTCGATCTTTTTCTTTTCTGCCATTTTGACACCTACGTTACAGGGAAAAGGGGAAAGCCGACCCGCGAGCGGATCGGCCTACGATTTAGATGACCGGCTTGCGGCCCAGGGCGAAGGACTCGACATGACGGTAGGCGATATCGGCGTCCTGGAATGCGACGATCCGCAGACGGCCCTTCTTGGACATCGAATAAGGATCGACCGTCAGATCGAGGCCGCCCCACATGCCGACCAGCATATCCGCGAAGTTGCCAAAGAACGTATCGCCAGAAACGGTCTGGTTGGTGATTTCAGCGCGGTAGCCGTTCACGGTACCGCCCTCTTCCCAGACCGGCTGGCCGTTGGTGCCGGCGAACTTCTGGGTGGTCTTCATCGCGCCACGGAAGGCCGCGTTGCCGACATAGGCCATCGAATCCACGTCAGCATTATCCGACGCGATCTCGCTCTCCATCTGGACCAGCTCGGCATAGGTTGGCTGAACCCCAGCAAACGGCACAGCATTGATGCCGGACAGGTTCGCCAGGCCGAGCGGCATGGTGGCAGAGCCGGTACCATAGAAGCCGGCATAGTCCATCGTCAGGCCCAGGGACTGAGCGATATCACGGCGCACCAGCGCCTCGCCGTCGATCGAGCTCTGCTTGAGGAACGAGCGCGTCATTTCGTAGTAAGTGCCGACGGTTTTCATCGACAGCTGGACGTTGCCCAGATCGATGTTGCTCTCGCCAGCGTCCTCGTCCTCGCCTAGCCAGAAGCCCTGGCCACCACCGGTCTGCGTCGGAATATCGACGTTACCCGTCAGGCCGGCCAGCGGCGTCGCCATGCCCAGCAGGACCGAGCGGTTGCGCAGCATGGTGATGAACGATTGCGAATGCAGGTCAGTGGCAATGGCATAGCCGCCAGTGTCGCCAGGAGCGACGCCGCCGGTGCCAGTGTTCAGAGCGCGGCGCAGGACGTCGGCCGGAACCATGATGCCTTGCGCTTCGCGGCCTGAGCTACGAGCCGCCGCCTCGGACGCCTCGCGCTCGAATGCGGCGTCTTCTTGCGCGCGGCGATCGTTCGGATTCGCCAGGGCCCGCAGCGCCCGCAAAAAAGAGAACCGACCCGCGTCGGCATCCGACATCCCGATCACGCCGGCGTCGTCGTCCAGCGCGTCATTAGAGCCGCCGCCGCCGCGGCGCTCGCTCAAAGTGTTCAGAAGGTGGCGCGTGAAATCAGAAACGGAGGTATTCTCACGAATGGCGCGCGCGGCTTCGGTTGGCGCACCGTGCTGCTCGCCCAGCTCGAGCAGCGACGCAGTGCGCTCCTGCTCGGCTTGAGTGCCGGCGCGAACCATTTCGCGCGTCTCGGAAGCAGCCTCGAGCGTTTCGATCACTTCAATGATCTTGCCGGCGTCGTCCACTTTGGCGCGGACCAGGTTACCACCGGCGTCCCGCATGACTTTGGTTTTCATTGTCGAACTATCCTCTTGATTGCGGGAAGCAGGCTCGCCCCCAGAAATGATGGTCTCACTATCGGCAGACGGTGCCGCCGGTGCCTCTGGCGCGTTCCCCGCCGCCGAACGGCCGACACCGACCGAGCCGTCAGCCGGCACAGCGACCAGGGAAATCTCGAAAGGCTGCCACTCCGTCACAGTGACGACATCGGCCTCGCCTTCTTTCTCTTCGGTTTTGATGGCGCGAATTGAGTAGCCCACCGACACATGGCGGATCACGCCATCGATCACGTCGCGGAAAATCTCCTCGGACCGCGCGCCGCGACCGAAGCGCAGCACGGCGCGGCCGCGACGATCGCTGCCGACCTCGGCCGACTCCACGACGCCAATCTGCACGTCGGTGTTGTGATTCCACAGGACGGCCGCGCCATCGAGAAGCCGCGACATATCGACAGCGCCAGGACCGTGATCGAGGACTTCCGAACCGAACCAGCGCGGCACCGGCTCCTCGGACGAAAACGCCACCTCGACGGTTCGCGCCTCTTCGTCAAACTTCCGAACTCGCGCGGTGCGATGCAGCGCCCCGGCACCACGGTTGCCATTGAGCTGCTCCGGCGTCAGGGAGCGCACCATCGCGGCCCCGACCAAAGCGCAGCTCAAGGTCGCAAAATTACTCTTCAACATCGTCGGTCTCCTGCTTGTCGGATTGATCATCCGGCGCATCTTCCGACGACGCGCTGGACTTGGCCTGGCCGGCCTTTGGGTTTGAAGCCGGCGCGACACCGAGCACGGCAGCCATGATGAA